GGTGGAGGCAATAGGGGATAAGATTCAACTGACTGTCATATGATAGGTTGCCGGGGGCTAATGTCCCGCGCTTATATGTTCGACCGTTCTGCGGATGCTCTCTAAGGGAGACGCCATGAAGACCGAGGTCTTTATCAAAGCCATCGCCAATATGCCGGAAGAACAGCGCCGCGCGCTGGCCGACATTCTTGAAGCTACGACTCGCGCGACAGCCCCAGCAGGGCAACAAGCGCCGCGCGCCGCTCCGGGCTATCCTCCACGGCGCGCATGATGCGTTCCGTCTCTGGCGTCACGTTGAAGCCGAACAGGACGTAAGCGGCGCTGACATCTAGGGCTGCGCAAATTCGCATCACATGGTCCAGGGCTGGGTCTTTCCCCTCCTTGACAAGCGAGTTCACATACCCCGCACCGAGGCCAGCTTTCAGCGACACGCTGCGCTGGGTCATGCCCTTGCGCTCTATTTCCGCCATCAGGCGGTCCAACCACAATTTATCGGTCGATAGCTTTTCCATGTATGATTTATCCGAAATAGCGGACGATTTTGCACGTCCCCAATAAACGACGCTTGACGTATCCGCGATTGCGGATACAGTTGGCGGCATGAGCGAAATCAAACACCCCGAACTTCTGGCCGAAATCGAAGCCTTCCTTGGCCGCACTGGCATGGGCGAAAGCTACTTCGGCAAGGTCGCCGTTTCCAACAGCGAACTGGTCAAGCGCCTGCGCTGCGGCGGCAAGGTCTGGCCGGATACGGTCAACGCCCTTCGGTCTTTCATGGCCGAACGCAGCAACGACGGGGCGCAGGCATGACCTATGCGCCCCCTTACCCAAAATTTCCCGCGACCATTTTTCTGTCCACATCAGCAGACTTCAGCATGGATAACCCCGAAATGTCTTTCAGAAACGCGGGCAATTTAACGCCCGAAGATACAGAACGCGCGTGGTTCGCTGGCCTGCTGTGGCGCGCCTTTCCAGAAGCATCGTCAGAAAACGAGTTGGCCGAACTGGCCGCCCAGGTGCTGACCACGGGGAACAGGTCGGTCACGCCACGCGCCGTCCGCAACTGGCTGCGGCGCGAGAACACGCCTCACTTCCGCTACGTCCTTGCCGTCATCGCGCTGGCTGGAACGGAAACCGTCTTTCAAATCATCGACCCGGAGAACCGCCAATGAAACTGCTATGGCGGGTCGCAGCCCGTTTCAATGATGCCCGCTATCGGCGGGCTTCGCGCGCTGCTGCCGTGTTCAAGGATCGCGCAGAAAAGTTTTACCGCCGCATCATGGGGGTGGGCGTGTGAACGTCGCCGTGAACTTCGATCTTCCCGTTCATCCGGCTGCCAACATCTTTCCGATGATGGATGAAAAGCGCCTTTCCGAGCTGGCGCTGGATATTCAGGAAAACGGACAACAGGTTCCAATCCGCCTGCTGGCTGGGGAAATCATCGACGGGCGCAACCGCCTTGCGGCCTGCAAGATCGCCAAGGTGCAGCCGATCATCGAACACCTGCCGGATGGGGCAAACCCGTGGCAGGTGGCTTGGACGTTGAACGGGCAGCGCCGTGACCTGAATGACGCGCAGCGGTATTTGCTTTGGGCTGATTGCTCAAAGGGTGATGACGCCTGGCAGGCTGAACAGCGGCGTGCGCAGGAAGAAAAACGACGCAAGCAGTCTGACGCGGCCAAGGCGCAGCACGAATTAAGTAATCCGCGGGCGGGCGAGGCCATGCAAGATTTTGGTAGTGGAACAAAAAGTTCCACTACCAAAACAGAGGTTGAGAAAGAGGAGCCAAACAGGGCGCGCGACAAAAAGGCTGAGGCTGCAGGTGTTTCAATAAAGACGGTAATGCTTGCCGACACGCTGGCGAACAAGCGCCCAGATCTAATTGCGCAGGTTAAGGCGGGCGAAACCACGCTTTCCAAAGCGTATACTCAAGCCAAGAAAGACGAAAACTTTGCCAAGCTGACCGACATTTCCGCGCAGGAAGTGAAAGCGGCGCAGGGTGTCTATGACGTCATCGTCATCGACCCGCCGTGGCAGATGGAAAAGATCGAGCGCGATGTCCGGCCAAACCAGACTGCGTTTGATTATCCAACCATGAGTGAAGCGGAACTGGCGCAGATGACGCTGCCGGTGGCGCGGGACGCACATGTCTTTGTCTGGACCACACATAAGTTTTTACCGATGGCACTGCGGCTGATGGATGTTTGGGGCGTCCGCTATGTCTGCACAATGGTTTGGCACAAGCCTGGTGGGTTCCAGCCTATCGGACTGCCGCAATACAACTGCGAGTTCGCGCTTTATGGGCGGGTCGGATCGCCCGGCTTTATCGACACGAAAGCTTTCCCAGTTTGCTTTGAGGCGCCGCGCGGCGCGCACAGCGAAAAGCCACAAGAGTTTTACGACTTGCTGAACCGCGTCACTGCGGGTCGCCGGCTGGACATGTTTAACCGCCGCCAGATTGAAGGTTTTGACGGATGGGGGAACGAAAGTGCTTGATTGGAAAACAGATAAACGGTGGTCGGACAAGTTTCTGACTGAGATCAAGGGGGCCTTGGGTGTTCACTTGATTGGCGAACCGCCGGTCGAGGAAGACACAGAGCGCAATACGGACCTGATGGTGCTTCGGATGAAAGCCGTTCGCATCGCAGTCCGAATTCGGAAAAACGGTTATCTGCATTCCTATGGCAGCGAATTTACAATTCGCGTTGGCCGGCCAAGTGGCATCAAAACCGAACTGACAAAGGTCATTGAGGGGTGGGGTGATTACTTTTTCTATGGCTTCAGTGACGCCGAGGATTGCCGTCTTGCTCGCTGGACGCTTGCAGACCTGAAGGTGTTTCGGCGCACCTATAATCAAATGGTTTTGGATTCCAGCCCAGGGATGATGCCGGGAACCCACAAGCGCAACGTCGACGGCAGCAGCAGTTTTGTCTCGTTTCGTTGGTCTGAATTTCCCGCTGATTTGATCGTGGCCCATAGCGACATGGTGATGGCATGACTGGAACACACTCACGCAACAAGGGCGCGACGTTCGAGCGCGACATTGCGGCAGTCTTATTTGATCTGACCGGGGTTAGCTTCAAGCGCAACCTCGAGCAGACCCGCGAAGCAGATCACGGCGACTTGGTGCCGTCCGACCCAGACTTTCCGTTTAGCTTGGAACTAAAAAGATACCATGCCGGCGTGAACTGCCTGACGGCTTGGAAGGAACAGGCAAAGCGTGCCGCTTCGGCTACTGGCAAGCTGCCCGCCGTCATCTTCAAGTTTGATCGGCAGCCCATCCGAGTGGCTGTGCCTTTTGCCGCTATCTGCGCGCCGTTTGAACCTGCCGCCGGGGCAGAAGACGAATGGGCCGAAATATCGCTGCCGGGCTTGGCTTACATCGCGGCCGAAATATTGGCGGCGACCAGCGGCCCCATCGGCGGTGACGCATGACGAATAGAGACACCGGCCGGGGTGAAAGCCCCAAGGGTCGCTCCCCCTGGCGCGTCGGTGTCTCGCCTATCCACGCGCCGAACAGAGAAGCGAAGGAGCAATCGCAATGCACATAATCAAGGCATCCGAAAGGATGAAAGAACGGGGCGGCATCAAAGCCGTGATCCTTGGCCCGTCAGGGATTGGGAAAACCACCCTTCTCAAGACGCTGCCGGATCAGGGGACGCTGTTCTTTGATCTGGAGGCCGGTGACCTCGCTGTGGAAGGTTGGCAGGGCGATACGGTGCGCCCGCGCACTTGGGATGACTGCCGGTCGCTGGCAGCTCTGATCGGCGGCCCCAATCCGGCCCTGCGGGATGAGCAGCCCTATAGCGCCGCGCACTTCGCCCATGTGAACCGTGACGGCGCCGCAGAGGCGATGTCGGGCTATCACACCATCTTCATCGACTCGATCACCGTGGCGGGTCGGCTGTGCTTTCAGTGGGCGCAGGGGCAGCCCGACGCCTTCAGCGAGAAGACCGGCAAGCCCGATACGCGCGGCGCTTACGGACTGCACGGGCGGGAAATGCTGGGCTGGATCAGCCAACTGCAGCACGCCCGCACGCGCAACGTGGTTTTCGTCGGCATCCTTGATGAAAAGGAAGACGACTACGGGCGCAAGAACTGGGTGGCGCAGATCGAAGGGTCAAAGGTTGGGCGTGAACTGCCTGGCATCGTTGACCAGGTAATCACCTACCAAGAACTGCAGGCCGACGACGGCGCGAAGTATCGCGGGCTGGTCTGCACCTCGCCGAACCCGTGGGGGTTCCCCGCGAAGGATCGGTCGGGACGCCTCGACCAGATCGAACGTCCGCACCTCGGATCTTTGTTCGACAAGATCAAGTCGGGCAAGCGGCAAGACGACCTCAACACCTCAATCCCTAACGCAGCCTAAGGAGCAAACGGCATGTCGTGGAATGATTTCTCGGACGCAGACGAACAGAGCAGCAATGATCTGATCCCGCACCGCACCCCGGTGAAGGTTCACATGAAGGTGCGGGCCGGCGGCTACAACGATGCAGAGCGGCGCTTGACGGGCGGCTATGCCACGCTGGGCAACACTGGTTCGATCTACCTGAGCTGCGAATTCACCGTGATCGGCGGCAAGTTCAATAAGCGTAAAGTCTGGTCGATGATCGGCCTGCATTCGCCCAAAGGGCCGAAATGGGAAGCAATGGGCCGCGCCTTTGTGCGGGCCGCACTGGAAAGCGCTCGGGGCGTTAAGTCCGATGACATGTCTGAGAACGGCCGCAAGGCTCGGCAAATCAACGGGCTTGATGAACTGGACGGACTGGAATTCTGCGCCCTGGTTGAGGTGCAAAAGCCAGAAGCTGGGTCGCAGTACACTGACGAAAAGAACGTGATCCAGAACGTGATCGGCGTCGGTCACAAGGACTACCAGGCGCTGATGAGCGGGCAGGGCGCCTCTGCCCCGACCTACAGCGCGCCGCCGCCCTCTAAGTCGGCA